GAATATATAATTTTTAATGGGATATGCAAGGATAATTTTATGAAAATTTTACTAACTCTTGTAATTTGTAGTTTCGCTACTGGTGATTGTATTGCCCCACATACTGTAAATAAATCATTTAAGGATATGCACGATTGTTTAATGAATGGCTATCAAATGGCACAAGAAAAAACTAAAGAAATAGGCAGAGAAGAAGTAAATAAACACGGCATTTATGTTAAATTTTACTGTAAATCTGTCGAAGAAATTTAATTATTCACAAATATGGCCTTGAATAGTTCCCCTACCATCATTTAAATACCAACCATTTTTATTAGCATTTTCAAATTCTTTATAAGTGGATATAGCCTCTCTATGATCATCACCAAATAGTAAACATTCGTGTACTTCCATAGGTCGTGTTAATTCATATTTCTCTTGAATTAAAGTTCCATCAAATAATAATATTAATATAATCAAAGTTTTTGCCATTTTTGCCCCAAAGCACTATACCATTTTTTTGCCTTAATCTACAACATAGGGTGTTGCATTAATATCACATTTTGCTATATAATACCTTATGAAGCTTTATCGCATCCAAGCACGATATAAAAAAATGTATTTTAATGGGACGCTTGAGGCATCAGATGATAAGGCTGCTCTTGACACGTTTACGAATGGCGTTGAATCAGGAGAAATAAAAGGCATTGAGGAGTCTTTCTATGACGCTTCAAGACCTTTAATAACATTCGAGGAGATTGATAGAAATGTCATTACAACAACTGGTGTCAAAGAAACTTCAGTTGGAGTCCAAATGGGCGACACAAGCGTTGGGACAGGGTAGAGTTACAACAGATATGAAGTGGATTGACATTCAAATTAAAGACCTAAAAAAGAAAATCAACGAGAAAAGTGTTGATGATGCAAGAAAAGGTCTGTTAGATATCGCTAGTTAATACTGGCTTTTATAAAAAATTGATATAAATTGTAGGCTATCTATGTCTCCAAAATATTTTTTATGGACAGTCACAGACTTTGTTAAAATTCACAAAAAAAGTTTAATAGAAAAAATTAAAGAGGATGACAGAGGCATAAAGCGTGATAACATTTCATGCACTGACTATCAAAATAGAAATCAACCTGGTCTAGCTCCTTATCAAGTTTACATGAGAAATCATATACTTCATGAATTTTTACAACATTTTAATAAATATTTTCAATCAAAAACTTGTCAACTACATGACATTTGGTATCAAATTTTTAAAAAAGGTGACTTTCACCAAAGACTTACAAATCCAGAAGCTCAATTCACAAATGTTTTTTACGTACAACTTCCAGAAAAAGTAACAACTAAAACAGATTTATATGATATTGATGCTAAAGAAGGAGATATTGTTACATTTCCTGCGTATGTTCCATACACCTCACCTTTAAATAAAAGCAATAAAGAAAAAATTATTATTTGTTTTAAAACAAGCATTGACATAGGGATTCAATGATACAAAAAATATTAACACTAGGTGCAAAAGTAATGACATCTTATATTCCTGACAATATAATAAAAGAATTAAATGATTATGTTGATGAGGTTATTTCAAACAAAAATTTGTCAAAGAAATTAGACCACGGCTCTAAATTAGCTGGGGATATTACGCAAGAAATAGAACTGCCAACAGAATTTTTAGAAAAATCAAAATGGCCTGAATACATTGGTGATAGGACTGCAGAATACATTAGAGATGGTATGGGTGCTAAAATGAATAAATTTCATCTTATATCAACTTGGGTGGTTAGATCTTTTAATAATGATTTTAACCCTGTCCATTGGCATGGTGGTCATGTGTCCGGTGTTGGGTTTTTAAAAGTACCTAGCACACAAAAATATACTGATGCTAAAGGTAATGATAAAGGCAGGCTCGAATTAATAACTGGACAAAGACATTTTATGAGTCAATCTACTTGTAAAATTAGTCCTAAAGTAGGTGGTTTAGTAATATTTCCTAATTGGATGATGCATACTGCATATCCCTCATCAAGTAATGAAGAAAGAAGGACAATATCTTTTAATGCACAAGTCGATAACACAATTTATGATGTTTATGCAAATACTCATCCAGCTAAATTTTAAAGACCAGACGATCGAAGAGATTGAAGATCGAGGTCAGGAAGACAAAGAGGACACTCAGTAATTACTTTATGAGTTTCAGCAAGATCATGCCAGGTTTCTATTAACCTGGTACCTTTACATCTTGGACAATTATTCTTTGGCGTTTCCCCAGCTTGATCCAAGTGCAACGTCTGTTTTAAATGGAACTTTGAGTCCTTCAATTGCATTTTCCATCTCCTTTTTGATTCCTATTATATCATTCTCTTCATTAATTGAAAAGCATAGTTCATCATGTATTTGTAAAATGGGTTGAAACCCTTTTTTATAACAATTAATCATAGCTTGTTTTGTTTGATCAGCAGCTGATCCTTGTATTAATCTATTTAACGCCTTATATGTGTATGCTCTTCTTATATTATTACCGTAAACTGCCTTAGCTTCTTCATACTTCATAGCTTTATTCATACCAAACGTAGCAGGCTCCCACATATCAAACCTACATTTTCTACCTTTCACAGTTCTTATAAAACCAAATTTTGAAGCAGAGTTCATTACTGATTCTGCTAATCTTTTTACAAATGGAACTTTATTATGATATTTACTTAATAAATTTTCTGCTGCATCCTTAGAAATACCTAACTCTCTCGCTAATTTTGCTTTACCCATTCCATAAAATAAACCAAGATTAATTGTCTTTGCATTTGTTCTTGAGATACCAGCCATATCAGCAACTATTTGATGAAAATCAGCTTCATCATTTTGATAAGAATTAATAAATTCTCCCGCACCTGTAAATTCTTCATTAGTGCTAGCTGCATAATGCGCTACAAGCCTAGGCTCCTGTTGTGAATAATCAAAACTACCCCACTGTCTACCCTCTTCTGGTAAAAACAAACTTCTTATTTTATTTCCATATTCTTTGTTTCTTGCTGGTATTTGTTGAAGATTTGGATTAGAATAGCTTAAACGTCCTGATACAGTCCCACCTTGGTCTGATCTCAGTTGATTAATCTCTGAGTGTATTCTGCCTTTGTGTACGTATCTTTGTATGGAGTCTATAAATGTTGAATGGAATTTATTTATTTCTCTTGCTTCTCGTATTAACTGCGCTACTGGGTTATCACAGTTTACTAACCAGTTTTGGGTAAAGCTTGGTTCTCCGGTTTTCGGTGTCCGTGGGTAATCCACACCTATTCTATCAAATGCCTGAGCTACAGATCTAGCAGCCCAAATATCAATATCAAATGTGGTTTCATCTTTTATTTTTTTTAATACCTCACCTTCTTTACGTTTAAATTCTTTTTTAAGAGCATGCGCCTTTTCTTCATTAACACGTATACCTCGTCTCCTCATGTCAATTAATATAGGCTGCAGCTCCATTTCAAGGTCCCACACGTCATGTAAACTTTGTTTATTTATCTCTTGTTTTAAATATTTCCAAAGTTTTAAAGTTAATCCTGCATCTTGTTCAGCGTAAAAACCAACGTAACCTGCAGGTAATCTCCATAAATCTTGTTTAGCATCAATACCCCACTCTTTAGCTTTTTCATTTAAAAAAGTTTCATTTTTTATTTCACCTAAATAATCTTTAGCACAAGCATTTAAAGCAAAACTGTATCTATTTTCGTCAACTATAGCAGCAGCTATCATAGTGTCTACAATCTTACCACGTATCTCAAAGCCATTAACTAAAAGCCAACCTACATCATAAGACGCATTATGAAAAACTTTAGTAGCAGGAGTTCGTAACACATTTTGCATCCAAGCTGTAGTTATACCAAGATCCATATTTCCCCCAGCATCATGTGCTATCGGAAAATACCATTGTTTATCAAACGCAGCCACAGCAAATCCTACAATGTGTCCATTAAAGGTTGCCCAGCCTGAGCCCTTTGTTTTTAAATCTGGATCTTTAGTCTCTAAGTCAATCGCTATTTCTGTAGCTTGTGATAAATCAGGATACTCACTAGGACAAACCCAATCACTATCGTTATAAATAAAATTTAATTGATGTGTCATTTATTAATTACGTAAAATCCTATTGTGCATATTATTGTAATCATAATAATACCAACTAACAACATTCCTAATCCATAAATCATAGTCATTTTTTTTTAGTGAAGTGTTTTATTATAGTCAATGGATTTATACTTATATCGTCTTTTAGTTGAACGCACGACACGGGAAAGAATATTATTATTAAACATATAACACTCAGCACAATAAATTTTTTCGCTTTCAACTATAACCCCATTTCTATCACATTCACAGCATTTATTTTCTTTTTTTTGCATCTTTTAATTTTAATATTTCTAACTGACAATAATGAATTACTTTTTCTAAATCTTGTATCCCGTTTTTCTGCTTATATCTGCACACGTATTTTATGACGTTCCCTTGAAAAAACGTGAGCTCATTTTTTGAAATAAACTCAAATGGTTGTATGACCATATCTTTGTAATGAGATCCTCCAATTTGTTTTGTTTGAGGAAAAGCTTTTGAAAATAAATCTTTATTTGTCATACTCTTTTCTCACCCTCTCTAAATTTTGGATACGAAAACCAACCTGTAAAAATCATTTTTTCATGCTCATTTGTTATTTGACCTCTATGAGTGTGTGTCCATTCTGCTGGCCAGATTATTGTCAAACCTTTTTTTGCTGGTATTAATAATTCTTGATAATAAAACTCTGTGCCTGCATTTGGTACATCGTTTAAAAATGTCATAAATACTAACACTCTTCTAGATCCACTATCACTGACACCATTTCTTTCTGCATGCCATTTTTTAAAACCAGCTCCAGGTTTATAAAATTGAAAGTTTGGTGGCTCAACTAATTGAACTTTACCAGCGTTACCAGCTTCAAAATATTGACCTAAATATTCGTCAAATGATTTTTGTAAGCATTCGTAATAATTTTTAAATGGGTGATCAAATCTAACTGGAACTGTACAATCTAATGATTCTTTAAAATCTTTATCTATGCCTCTACCAATTCTACCTTCACTCCATAAATGTTTATTTTTTAAAAAATATTCTACTAAATCATCAACTA